GTTCACGATCAGAACATCCGGAACATCCCCATACGACGACAGCGATTAGCATGCCGTAGCCGATGAGGTAACGCCAACGCATCAGCCGAGCGGTGTCGGTGCTGGCTGTTGGTCTGGGTTATCTTGATACCAGCGCATCAACGCCCAAGCTTCAACAGCAGCGTCATATTCTTTTTTAGTGAGAATGCGTTCTACGCCATTGATGATTTCCACCATCTCAGGGTTTTGATCTTTGCATTCTTGCGCGTATTGTTCTTTAGTTTTCATCATGCCGCCGTGTATTCAATGGAAAATGCTAACCGATCATTTACCGCCCATGTCATAGGTACGGTTGAGCTTGTAAAAGTTGATACAGAATATGTACCTGCGGTGTTCAGAGCAGTCACATAAGCAGTATTTGTGGCGGCCATATAGACGATGCCGTCAAAAAATCCTACGCCACTATCGAATATTCTTGCCACGCCGATTGCCGAATCAACTTCTGCAGTTGTCCCTAAAACTGGAAGCGTCACGCCCATAGTGCCAGTCACAGATGATGTTGAGCCAAATGTCACTTTTACTTGTAAATGTATTTGCTGATTTGCTCTCGTGTATGTTGCAGAAACTGTGCCGTTACCTAAAGTGATTCCTGCCAAAGTTGGTGTGAAAGAAACATTTTCGCCGATGCCGTTCATCTGCGCAGCAGTCAAAACTTGACCAGCGGTGAAAGGGAATGGGTTAGCCATAGTGACTCCTAGGTTAGTGCGTAAACGGTTGTGAGTGTGGAACTGTCAAGAATAAAGTCCAGATAGACCTGAGTAGGACTTGTAAATATCGTGGTTTTATGTGGCTGACTGAAAGTGATCTCATGGGCTATACCTTCAATTGCTGATGTTTCGGCGACGATAGAGGTTGTGGTTGCGCTGGTCTGAATAGTTTTCTCAATGCTGACCACACTTCCGATGTCGAGTGTTGCCACCACATCGCGTTGAGCTGTAGTCAAAGTCTGGAACTCGGTCGTTAGACCTGTAAACACTGCAGTTGGGATTGGTCTGATGAGATACAAAGCAAGCGCGAGAGCTGCAGTGTTGTTGTGCAAAAGGCTTCCTAAATAGGACACAGACTGGATGAAATACTCTGCCTGTGATGCCAGATCATTGATGGTCTGTGGGTTGTTGGGGTCTTGCAATGTTGAAACCGTTGCGCGATTGATTACTTTGTCTGCACCAAAATTGATACCTAGATCCGAATATGAATAGTCGCCATGATCGGTAAATGTTGCTATTGGTGTTCCAACAAAACTCCCAATCCTGTTTTGGAAAGTAAACACTCCCGAACGATCTACGAAAGCGCGACCCTGTTCCGCGTCAATAATGTCTGCGAGGTATTGCTGGACATTGGTTCCCTGTGGGACCGTGTATGCAGCTGATCCGCCTAGTGTTGTTTCTCCTGTTTCTATTGATTGCTGACCGACACCTTGGAACGCATCCACTTCTGGAAGCGCAAGCATCTCAACGACTCGAGCGCTTGAGAGCTGTTCGCTGACATTCCATTCGTCCAGCTCTGCCTGTGCGAGTAGATACTGGTTATCTACACAGAACACCTGCACAGTGTCGTTGTTGTCCATGCTGAAAAAATAGTCATATGTGACAATGATTCCCTGAAAGAGTGACTGTGCTACTCCTGAAGCGTCGTAACGGTAGAAGCGCACTTTGCGCATCGGTGCGAGACCCGGTTGGTTATTTGCTGGGTCAGCGTTGGCATCGTTGAAAGGGTTGAACGCGCCATAAGCAATTTGGTCGTTGAGTGTGAAGCTCATTGTGCCGGGCAAGAACTGGTCACCAATGTCGCGCCTACCGCGGAAGATGTTCACAGTTGTTACGCCTGTGGTTACATCGGCGAAACCATTGCTTGGACCGAGCGTATAGAGCGTGTTGTCAAGCACGCCTTTCAGATCTGAGTCAAGCACAAAACTAAATGAATCAAAGCCTGTGTCTATTTCAAGCTTGTACTCACCTGACTGGATGACTGCTGCACCCATGGTTATGCGACCGCAATAGCTGCTGGACCGTATGCACGATTAGCTGCACGAATGGCATCGATTACTGCTTTGCCCTGTTCGGCTGATGAGTTCAGTCCACCGCTCACATTGATGTTGTAAATAGATCCGCCACGCATAGCTGCATGTTCTTCCGCGCTAGTTGGGATTGCTGCCATTGATGAGCTGGAAGGTCCGAGCATGATTGCGCCGACCGTGCTTTGGAAGTTCGCTCCGACACCTTTGACATCTGCGAGGTTCAGTTTTGGGTTCTTGAGCTTTGTTTGTGCGCCAGCGATCGCATCGTTTACACCTTTGAGCATCGCTTCGCCTTGCTTGACTCCAGCGCCATAGAACAGGTCCGCACCAAAGACACCGAGCGCATCGGCAAACATGTTGAGTGAGTCCAGCATCTGGTTGATCCCATTGGGTCCTGTAATCGCTTCTGAGCCCCCGTTGATGAGTTCTGTGGCGATTGCGTCTCCAGCCTCTTGACCTGCTGCTAGAACGCTTCTGAGAGCCCTTTCCGATAGACCCATTTTGAGCAGTTGCTCGACCTTTGATCCGAACGCTTTTGCACCGTTGGCTTGCTGTGTGAGCTGGGCGAGGATGGTCGTTCCGGCTTCTTTGGCTGCGTCGGCTGCACCAGAGATCGAGAACTCACCAGTGACCGATTGCGAGACCGTGGTCTTGAACTCGTCGTAGGCAGTTTTGGCTTCTTCTAGTTTGCCTTTGGCAGCGTCAAGAGCGTCGCTGAATTGCTTTTCAATTTCGTCTCGAGCTTCTTTGATTTTCTTTGCCATCTCGTCCACGGCTTTACCAGCGCCACCAGCACCATCTCCTAGGTTCACCAGTCCTTTGTTCGCGATACCGGCAGAGTCAGCGATTCGCATCTGCTGAGCGTTAGACACCCCGAGTTTTTCGTTGTACGCGCCAAACTGCTTCTCGGTGGTGACCAGATTTGAGATGCCATTGACAAGCGAACTAAAAAAACCGAATGCGCTATTAGTTGCCTTGAAGAACTCGATGCCAACGAACTTGATCCCATCAGCGAGCTTGCCCCATGTCTGAGGGTTCTTGTTTACCCATGTCGCGATGTTGGTCAGAGAGTCAGTCAGTCGCGTCATGTATGGCAGAACTTGATTGCCGATCATCTCTTGGATTTCGCCTAGCGCGATTGAGATCTTCTTGAACGATCCCTGAGCCGATTTCGCAGCTGCTTCGGACGCGCCACCAAATGTCCCATTTAGCGATTGCATTACCTCATTGACCGAGGCGCCATCCTTGATGAGCCCGAAGAGCTCCGGTGAAAGTTGCTTGATTGCTTTAGTGTTTCCGCCGTAAGCCTTGGACACAGCATCAGCGACTTCTTGGACTCCTTTGCCTGTTGCAGCAGAGACATCGAGGACGGTCTGCAAAGCGTTCTGAGCAGTCTCAAGATCGCCAGTACCACGGACAAGGCTGGCAAGCGCTGGACGAAGCTCATCGTCGGCAACTGCTGCGCTCATCTGAATGGATGAAATGAAATTTTCGTTTGCTTTGATCTGCGATGTCGTAGCGTTTGTGGATGCTGTGAGCTGGCGCGCGAGTTGAGCTTGTGATGCTTGATCTGCTGCAGCTGCTTTTGCAGCCTGAATCAATTCCACGCCAAGTGCAGCGACAGCAGCGGTCGCTGGGATCATGGCGCGCTTCATGAGGAACGACGCTTTTTCGGCGTTGGTGCTGAGGTTCTTGAACTCTGCGTAGGTTTTCTTTATTCCGTCACCTTGGAAATCGGTAACGATGGGTATGCGAATAGCCATTAGAGGTTGCTCCTACTGAGTGCGATCGTAAGTTTCCGTTCAACATCTTCGGTGATGTTTCGGATTGCTGACTCGATGTTGTCTGTGTTGTTTTCTACTGCAGGCCACATTGAGCGAGAAGCTTTGCCGAACACGCGATCCATGTTTTCTATGAGCGTGTTGTTCCAGTCGTAGGTCACGCCTTTGCGCTTTTGAGTTGATGTGGATTTACCGCCACGCCCAGCAATATCAAACACGATGCCGGCTGGGTTCTTTTGTTGAATGAGAAACGCGCTCAAAGTCTCATATTGTGCGCCCTTGTCCATGTTTCGCTGGCGTGCGCGTCGAGTATCAATTTTGACCGTGATATTCCTGTTTGCGATTGCTTTATCCCACGGAAAGATGTGTCGCCATTTACGACCGAAACCACGCATCACAGTCTGACCGATGCCGACTGGAAGATTGTTTCGCGCGTCCGAGATCGTCGGCTGCATGAGTGCGCGATAGTCCTTTGTGATCTGTCGGCGAAGATCTGGCGCGAGTTTGTTCAGCGTCTTGAGATCTTCCTTTATCCCGTAAACCTGAACGCCAGTTCTTGCCATGTCATCACTTCCTGTTTCTTTCCTCTAACACAGTAGTGACAGTGAGCAGGTCGGCAGTGTCAAACTCTTCCTCGTAAAAGCGCGGAGCCCACGAAAGAGCAACTAGCAATTCTGCTAGGAGCCTTCGGTGAGTTCCGCGAGGATAGGGTTTTCGATTTCCTCAGCAACCACCTCAACGGCATCGAGCTTTGCAATGAACTTGTCAAACTCTCCCGGCACGACGATCTTCGCTTGCTTGCATGCTTCCCACGCTAAAAACGCAAGATCTTCTACGCCGATCCCGTTCGCCATGTCTGACGCTTTGCGCTTGAACCTTCGTTCCCATGCGACGAGTGTGACCAGATTGGTCGTGACTTCGTATGGGTCTTTGCCTGTTTCTGTCACCTTTAGGTGCAGTTTCATTTCTTCTCGCTTTCGTGTCGGACCGGTACGCGGTCAGATTTATGGGTTCGTCGTGTCCTCGGTATAAACACCACCATTGAATGTCACGGAGATAGTTCCGAGAGCACCCAAAGATGTGACTACTGGCAGAGCTGCCAAGAATGTTCCAGTAAATGTCAAGCCCGGGTTTGTTGCCGAATCAACTGCGCTAGTTGGCTTCACGATCACATTGGTGGATGTGCCGACAAGACCCTTGAGTGTTGCCCAAGTTTCAGTCGCTGCAAAGCTTGCGTAGAAGTCAAGTGTGATTGAGTGTGATCCGAGACCTGACACATACTTGCGTGATGTGTCGCCGAAAGCGGTTGCTTCGAGCTGGTCGTAGTTGATGTTCACGGTCGCGCCGGTGCACTGATCGCTGAGATCTACTGCATTGACGGTGACTACTGGTGACGAGAGGTATGTGCTAGTTGCCATGGTTACTCCTTGGATGCTTTCTTAGGTTTAGTTTTAGCAGGTTTTTCTTCTTCGGTGGTTGATACCTCAGCTTCAATGATGAAGCCACCAACCAGAAGCGCGCCGACATTGATGCCAGCCTTCGGCTCGAATATCTCACCGATCTTGCCAAGCTTCTCAGACGCGATTACATAGTTCATGCGGTTTGCGCCTGTACTTCGATCATCATTTCGTATGCCGGGAGAACTACGCCACCGACATCGACGCTCGTCGGGGATCCTGAGGTCGCTCCGACATTTGCGGTCATTACAGCTGCAGCCATGTTCAAGATGTTACCCAAAGCGTCAGAGTTGCCCGGACCCATTGAGATGATCTGGACGGGGAAGGTCATTTTGGCGATGTTGTAGTTCCACATTGTGAAAGATGGTGCCGAAATAAAGACACACGGTGGACGGAGATTTCGCGGATCCGTCACCACTTGCAAGCCAGTCGCGGTTGCCAGTTTCGTTCCCAACGCGCTCATCGCATTGTTGAATAGATCGGTGTAGTTGGAGACGGTCATGCGCAGGCTGGGCGATCAATGCCTAGAAGTTGTTTGATCTGACCGTTCATTCCAGCTACTGGTGTTTGACCCATGTCCTGATATGAACTAAAAACATCCACGGTCCCACGGCTCTTGTACAACATTCCTGCATACATGACAGTTCCCAAATAGACATCTTGCGATGCCACTGTGGTCAGCGAGTCAATGTATCCAGCTTCTTGTCGTCTGCGATAGCAGAAGATGTTCGCTGCAGCTGCACAAGTTGTTACAAAAGCCTGATCGCCAGCTGTCGCAACGGAGATGCCCAGCCAGTCGAGCACATTTTGCTGTGTGATCCATGTGCAGGTCTGCGTGTATGTAACTGTGCCGGTCGCAGCTACACGCGAAACATTGCTTGCAGTTTTGGCGTAAAGCACCTGATTTTGCACAGGCACTTCGTAGTCATACAGCAGGTCGCCTTCGGTATCAATGCCAATGTACAGATATTGTGGCAATGCGCGAACGACAAGATTGCTGCCGTTGAATGTTGCATCTACTGACGCGACCGTAATTGACTCGCCGACTGCAATCTCGCTGGGGGTCAGGAGTTGCAGTACGGCGTAGTTATCAATCAGATACTTTTGGGTAACGCTGTAAACAGCCATGAGCGGATGCTCCGCTCTCGACTAAGCCTGTGTGATCTTGCGGATCATTCCACCAATTGCAGCGAAGGTTGAGACATATCCATGGAAGGACATGGTGCGACCTAGGGTTGCTGGAACTTCAACGCTCATCAAGCCACGGATTGATTCGTAGAACTCGAATGCGTCTCCTGAACCTTGACCGACACGGGTGATGATCATGGTCTTTGCAGCGAAGTTGCTGTCCACTACCAATTGCAAGCCGAGTGGGTTGCCGTTCCATGATGTTGCGTTTCCGCCACCGAGTGCGTTCTGTCCGGTGAGACCTGCGCCGATGAATGGGAACACTGGACGACCAGTTGTGTCTGCAAGTTGTCCGAGCTGACCCCAAACATCTGGTGACACGAACATGTGAGTCGGTGTGAAGTTGCGACCATTGCTGATATCAACTGCTGAGTCGTAAACCGACTTGAGCAAGTCAGCTACTGTTCCGTCCCATACGCCTGATGCGCTTGCTGCGGTAAGCAAATCGTCTGCTGCTTTGTTGTCCGACGCGATCATGTATTCGCCCATGAGGTCATTCAAGATCAATTGCATTGCTGGACCACTCGTAAAATCCACATCCTGAATCGAGAGGGTGACCTGCCCGGCGAGGGTCGTCTTGCTGACCGAGTTGCTCGCAATGACCATCGTCTGTGCAGTTACTGCCGACAATTCAGTTGATTGAACTCCGACATCAGTATGCGTAGTAATGGTTGGACGAATAAAAGTTTTTGACTGTCCGCCATCTGGATAAGCGCGTGCGCCGAGTGCTTCTACCACAGGACGAATGAAGTTTAGATTTTGCACGAGCGGAAGCAAGACCGGCACTGGGAGCAAGCCCGGCGTGTCAGTGGTAAGCACATCGCCAGCTGCAGCTTGTAATGCTGTGCGCTTTGATGCTGAGTATTCAGCTACTGCTGCGTTCATGTTCTTGAATGTGTCACCACCGATGTGGTATGCAGCCATGAACTCGCCTGCCGATGGCAAAACAAATTCTTTTTTAGCTTGTGCG